ATGTGCTGCAATGTCCACGCCCTTGCGTGGAATCATTCGACCAATGTAAAGGTAATAGTCGCCTTTACCTTCGCCTAGCGGGAACATCTCAGGATCTAAGTAACCTGGAATCACCGCATCAAAGAAACTGCCATCTACTGTGGCTGCATCTTTGTGCTGTGCATAAACGCTGTGCATCCAAGCGTAGGATTCAAAGACTCGGTAGTTAGAAAATACTCCAGAGTATCCAACGCCAAACTCTACTGTCATCATATGTGGCAGAGCTAGAGCAATCGGCTGATGTGAGCCACCTGCGATAACGCAGATGAAGTCTTGCTTCTCTGCTCGCTTGCGGATTTCTGCAACAACCTTCTTGTTGAACTTCTCCCAGTGAGGCAGTCTGTAATTGAACGGTGCCTCTACATATGGCTTGTTACCTACCACGATACGTCGTTGCGTCTCAGTGATGCAGGTAATCAGTTCATCTACATCGGCTTCATTCTCTTCGCCAGCATAGAGATAAACTGTATGACCTAGACTTTTCATCATATTACAGAAGCGCCTAACCTTTTCGGTATAGGCGCAACCTGCAAATGCTTTAGTTACTTGGGTATGTGGTAGTGCTACGACGTGGAATCTCATACCACAATCGTATCAAATTGTCTACGCTGACAAGTCTCCTACGGCTACCCACGTGTCGGTTCCACGCTTGATAAGGGTTGCTGAGGACCACTGTGCTCTGAGTTTGAGACCAGGCGTAGCGTTGATAGTAACGCCACCTGTAGCCACAATCGTTGTCTGACCAGCGCCAGTTTGAAGGATGCTGATTTGAGTTCCGATAGGGAACGCAACAGATGAGTTGAGTGGAACTGTCAGGTTATTAGCAGAAGCATTACTGATTTCTACTAACTTGGAAGCATCTGCCAGAACTAAGGTATATGAGACTGTTTGAGAGTTGAGAGTAAGAGTTGGGTCGCCGTTAGGACCAGTAGGTCCAGTCGGACCTGTCGGTCCAGTTGCACCAGCGGGGCCTGTTGCTCCTACAGGACCAGTTGCTCCTGTGGCTCCAACGGCTCCTGCAGATCCTGCGGGTCCCGTAGGTCCAGTTGCGCCAGTTGGTCCAACGTCTCCAGTTGCGCCGACAGGACCAGTAGCCCCAATAGGACCAGTGGGACCAGTAGCACCAGTAGGGCCAATATCACCTGTAACACCTTGTACTCCTTGTGGACCAGTGGGTCCTGTAGCACCAATAGGACCAGTCGGTCCAGTAACACCCTGTGGTCCAGTAGGACCAGTCGCACCGATAGGGCCAGTAGGTCCGACGATGCCCTTAGATACGATTACTAAAATTAGATTTGCATTATTAGAAAAGCCTGTAGTTCCAGTTCCACCAGATGCAAGAAGTGTTACTGGTACCTCTACATAATCATTCGGGAAGATTGTGATAGCAGATGAGACTTCCCACTTTTGATAGTTATTAGAGTTACCGCTATCTTGGATAACAAGAATATCGCCAACGCTCAGTAACGCAAGGAATACATCAACGTCAATACTGTCAGCATTGATATGATCGATATTGATTTGAGTTGCCGAAGTCTGAGTAGCGTTATTCCAAAGCAGGAATGTATCTCCTGGTGAACCGCTTGTGGCGGTTGTCTTAGCGATGTAATCGTAGTAACTAGAGGACTGTCCGTCTGCTCCTGTAGGTCCAGTAGCACCTGTAGCACCTACTGGTCCAGTGGCTCCAGAAGGCCCTGTAGGGCCTGTAGCACCGATTGGGCCTGTAGCACCCTCTGGCCCTGTTGGTCCCGTCGCTCCGACGGGTCCTGTGGCTCCTATAGGGCCTGTAGCACCTGTATCACCAGTTACGCCTTGCGGTCCTGTAGCACCAACTGGTCCTGTCGGTCCAGTCGCTCCCGTGTCGCCTGTAATTCCTTGAGGTCCCGTAGCACCTGTTGCTCCCGTTGGACCCGTATCTCCTGTAACGCCTTGTGGTCCTGTTGCCCCTGTCGCGCCAATAGGACCTGTTGGTCCCGTCGCGCCAGTCGGACCAGTAATTCCAACATCACCTGTTGCTCCTGTCGGTCCTGTTGCCCCTGTCGGGCCAGTAGCGCCAGAAGGTCCAGTAGGACCTGTGGCACCAGTAGGTCCTGTCGGACCTGTAGGACCAGCAATACCTTGACCGCCTTGCGGTCCTTGATCGTTTGATAACTCTACCGCTACTTGCGGTGTGATGGACTCAATGACAATGATTGTTGTGGTCACGATGTAGTCACTGCTCCTGTCACTATGAACTTACCTTCAAGGATTCTTGTTACTGTAGAACCAGAATCTAAAACTAAATCGTATGAATAACGGGCAGCCGATATTGCCCCTGTTATTGTTGAACTAAGCGTCACTGTAACTCTGCCATTAGGTGCATCAAAGGTCATTCGACCATTGGCAGTAGATGCTACGACAGTGGTTGTAGATGCGCCTACGAATGGGCGTACTGTCATTGTTCCTGTGTAACCTGCTAGGCTCCAAGGAGTACCATCATTGGTAATCTGGAACTGAAAAGTAAATGTAGTTGCTTGGTCGCAAACAAGATTATATTTAGCACTCATCAGGAGGACACTCCTCTGAGAGCCTGCGCTGCAGCCAGTCCAGAAGTAGAAGCGAGCTGGTTACATACCCCAGTAAAATCAAGCCACTTACTCTTATCAGTGTTGCCAGCAATTTGATTCAGCACTCCTACTGTGTCTGTAACTGTAGTGGTCACTGTACGAGCCGTAGCCCATTGCTGGGCTGCTAATGCCATATCAACCATATCGCTCATCAAGCGATAGGTGCCGCCATTGGCTAGACGATTGAGTTCGTCATTGAGCGTTGTGCCGTAAACTCCTAGTGCCACTTATGTCTCCTACTTCTTTTTCTTTGCTACTGCTGCGTTATCTACCAGATTCGGATATGGACGACCTGCTGCTTTAGCGCGTTTCTTTGCTGCGGTCTTCTGTGCTGGTGTTAGTTTCTTAGATGTTTTCTTAGGATTCTTTGTATCCCAAAATGCTTTCTTCTTCACCACTTCACCTTATCTGCCCAATATGCGGCGCTCATCTTGCCTTTAGCAATGTTCTTTGCGTGACGTGCCTTGAATGACTTTTGCCGTTTCGTAGGCTGTCTATCGCCTGTTACGCCTTGTTGTCCGAATCGGATTGTCTTGACTTGACTTCCCTCTTTGGCAACGACGACGTGGCTCTTAGTTGGGTGAGAAGGCGTACGCTTGGGTTTGTTGAAGCCCGCAACGCCAGCTCTTGCAAGACGCGGATCACGCTTTGATTTTCTTTCCATACTCTCCATACTTTCCTAGCACAGCGCGAACTGTGCCATTCTTGTTGAGTCTGACGACCATCCCGTCTTTGATAACTACAGAGTTGAACTTCTCACGTCGGCGGTATTGACCCGACGACATTACTTCTTCTTTGCCTTCTTCTTAGCCTTGGACATTCCTGCTTCAGAAAGAGCGATGGCAATAGCCTGCTTCTTGGACTTTACTACTGGTCCCTTTTTACCTGAGTGAAGGGTTCCACCCTTGAACTCACGCATTACTTTGGCAACCTTCTTAGCGCCTTTTGCTTTCTTCATTATTTGCCCTGCTTTGGTGCTGGCTTACCCATTGCCCCTGACATCAATTTGTCATAGGTCATAAACGGCTTATCATTGGTATCGCTAGGCCAAGGTAGGAAGTCTTCTTCCATCTCGTACTGCTTTGGGTCATTTGCTGGCATTTTAGTTCTCCTTGAGAGTCATTGTATTTCCATCAAAAGCCTTACCGCTTTCGTTGGAAAACTTCATTGCGGCATCTATATCTTTTTGCTTGGTGGAGATTGGTTCGACTCCCTGACGTACCGCGTCGTAATAGGAGTTTACTTCTTTGTCCCATTTGATTTCTTTACTTTTATCCCAGTGTTGCCGAGTAGGGAAGCACCCTGCAAAGTTAGGCATATTGATTGCTCTGACCATCTCGTTATCACAGGTAGGGCAAATCTCTTTTCTTTCATATTCTGCGTAAGACTTAGATATTTCTTCTTGTACTTCGCAGGTCTGGCAAATGTAATCGTATCTAGGCATAGTTACACAATCGGTGTTAGGTAGTCGGAATAGCCTGCATCAATAAAGATTTGGGCTTCTTGGTCACTAATAATAGATTCAGTTCCGCCAAGATAATAGGAGTCAGCAGCAGCCAGTGTGTCTTGGCTTGGTGTCTGCTCTACAGTCACTGTCGTTCCATTGACGATGAATGTATAGCCACGTGGGATATCTGTCAGGTATGGGTTAGTAGTTCCAGTAATTGAACCGCCAGTAATAGGCTTACCAGCAAGGCGTGAGTATGGATCGTAGGTGTTATATCCTGCGCCCCAAGTTTCCCAACGCCAAGGTGTTGTCAATCTGTAACTCATCTTTTCCTTTCCTAATTTATTCACCACCAAGCAGGGTTGCCCCTGCTTGATAGACAACAAACTAGTTGATTGTTGTTGCAGTCTCGATGCGGTATAGAGCCGCTTCACGGAGACGGTTCCAGCCAGCGAAGGTGTACCAGCCGATGGTGCGGAAACGACGGAGTGCGTCGATTTCTGGACCGATAACGACTGAAGTATCCTGAGCAAGGGCTTCAGCAAGTGCTTCACGACCAGCGACAACTGCGCTGTATACGTTTACGGAAGCAGAATTTACTGCGGATGGAACGCGTGGTGTCTCAACGATGTAAGCACCTTCCAACGCTCCGACTGCACCAGCGACGAACGGGGTGCGCTCGACGTATTTGGTGAGTTCCTGGAATCCACCAGTTCCCGCTTCAGCGCGGAGATCCGCAGACTGACGTGGGTGGAGGTATGCAGCATAAAGTTCGCCAATACGAGGAACTGCCTTGTTGGTACGGAGTTGAACAACAGCCTTACGAATAAGAGCAGTTGTCATTGTTCCAGAGGAAGTAACTGTGTTAGGGCTTGATGCTGTGCCACCGTAAAGAACGTTTGAACCGCCAGTCAAAACGCCTGCTACAACTGTGTCGATAGAATCGGCAGCGTTGTAAGCAATGATATCAGCAAGTGCTGCATCTACGTCGTTGAAAGAAGTGAGGTTCAACTTCTTGGTGGTTGTTACGGCTGAGCCGTATTCATTGAGTGTAACAGTAACCTGATTTGGGTTACCAAGTGCGATTGAGGAAACATCAGAAGTTTCTGTCAAAGTACCAGTCGCTGTTGCGAGATCTGAGTAGATGGAGAATACAACTGACGAACCTGGCATTGCTTGCTGTACTGGCTTTACATCAGCCAACGCACGCATCACAGGGATGGAGCGAAGAGCCATACGAACATACTGATCGTACGCACTCTGTACAAGGTTTTGCATTGACGAAACTTGCGTCAACGTACCTGTAGGGACTGCCATTTACTTGCCTTTCGGTTAGGTTCGAATTAGAGTCCAGACTGTCTAATGATTTCATCCAACTCTTCGCGGCTATTAGCGTTCATCAAACGACGATGAATGTCTGCTTGGAACTCAGGAGTAGCTCCCTGTTCTACAGCATTGGTCATCCGTTGATAAGCCTTAGCCTGTGCTGGGTCAACATTAGGTGTTGCCTGGTTTGCCTGAGTCTCTACACCGAATACATCGGCGTAATTCTCAAGCCATTTTGATACAGACTCCTCAGTTGGGTCTATATCCTGTGGGATAAACGCTGCAATTTTGCTGTTTACCCCGCGACTAGCGAGGGCATCTTTGATTGCTCGTTCTCTGTTTGCTTTTGCAAGTGACTCATACTGCGCCTTTAGTTCGGCGAGTTCTTTATCTTTTGCTTTTGTTGCTTTACGCAACTGCTTGACGAGATCTCCACCATCTGTGGTTTCAAAGTCATCATCTTCGTAGTCGTAGTTGGACATAGGTCCTTCTCCCTTGTTAGTTGGTTACGTAGACCTCATACAGACTCGGGGGCTTTCTGTATGGCTTCTACTACTGGTGTTTGTGTCGCTCTAACGGGCCAGTCGTTCCGTTAGCAGGCTTAGAATTGACCAGCTCTCTCGCGCCCTAGCGCTGTGCCAGCCATACCGCTTGTGCCAGAGAATGATGCTTGCTCAAGCGCTGTTAGTTTCCTACGCTGCTTGGCTGCCTCTGTTGAACCAGAAAGTCCAAAGACTTCCTGCTCTGCGGTTGTTTGTGTGTATTCGGGTTGTCCATAAATAGAAGCGAGTTGACCGCCTCGTGGAAGAATATCTGCGATTGTTTGGAAACCTTGTTGTGCTTGCTCCTTGGTAACTCCATAGGATGCAAGTTCTGTTGCACGCTCAAGACCTGTTGCAAGGCCAGCAATCTTTGCGCCTGCTCCGATTTCAGCAGCAGTAATCTTGCGTTTGAGTTCTGGCAATGCGCTCTTAGGATCAAGAACATAGGCAAGAACATCACCATTAGTAATGCCAGGATAGAACTGCTTGAGGGTTGCAGCAACCTCTGGGTTAGCATCAAAGACTCGTGACTGTGCAGTCTGGATACGGTCTTCTAGTTCGACAGGTGATACGTCAAAGCCAATGAACTTCTCAAAGCCTGCCTGTGTTCCTAGGTCGCCCTTCTTGTAATAAGACTCTGGCATACCGTAGCGGCGCATAATGTCTTGGTACTGGTCTTCAAGACCAATGTACTCAGCTTCTGATAGCGCACGAAGACCTTGATTGACACGGGTCGCATTAGCAGCAAAGCGCTTCTTGTAGGCATCTGTTTCACGAAGGCGGAGTGTGAACTCTGACGGAGATACACCTTCTTGAATTAGATTCTTGAGTGGTTCGACAAGAGACTGTAGTCCATACTGAGCAAACTGAGTATAGAGCAAATCGTATGCAGACTGACGCTGGCCCTTTTGTGTATCAAGGTTTGCCTGATACGCCGTATACGCGTCTGCATTAGTAAAAGACTTGCCATCCGTAGCGGTATATGTTGCTACTCCAGGAGTATTAGAGCCTGGTTTATTATCGCCACCAGGAGTTGATGTTGGACTGTACGAAATTAGATTTCCGCCATCTTCAGTAAATCCAGCGCCAAACTCTGATGAACCGCTTATAGCCTGACCATAAGCGCCCTTTTGAGAGACGCTTAGTCTGGAGTATGTCTTGCCAGTTCCTGGGTCTTTATATTGAGTAACCTTGTAGCCAAGTAAGTTTTCTGGGTTACCAAAGAATCCTCTGTACTTCTCTGGAAGTTCAGTAGCGGCTGTAAAGCCTGGTGGTAATACTTGTTCTGCCATTGTTACCCCTGGAATCCGAAGTTACGTGCAACTGTTAGTACGCTATTTGAAACATCTTCACGAGCGTTATTGGTGTACTGCCAACGTGGGTCCTTGCGAAGCATACGTTGATACTCATAAAGAGAAACTTCTTTGTCTGGCCCGATACCCATACGAAGTGTTGGGTCATTGAGAGTAATTGACTCTGGGCTTACTTCAAGTGTTGCTGCCATAATTCTCTTGTAAGGACTGTAGATAGTCTCAAGGTCTACGCCTTGGTCAAGAAGACTTGCTACTCTGTCTGGCAGACCAGCCTTGGCTGTGTTACGGATGACGCTCTTGAATGTCTCAATAGACTCACCCTTGGCAATCTTGTCGAGCCACGTATCTACAGAGTCCTTGAATACTGTGTCAAGGTCAAAGCCATTAGCACGAGCTACTGCTCGTAGAGTCGTTAGGTTCTGTCCTGCAGCACCACCGACAATACCTTTGCCAGCGCCGAATGTTCCAGCGCCTAGGATTGCATTACGAATCTTGACTGCATCATCTTCGTTGGCATAGTCATAGATACCAGCAGCAATAACTCTTAGGTCATCATCGCTAATCTGTCTGCCCAGTTTAGTTGCATTCTCACGTAGAAGTTCAACTACATCTTGTATGCCGCGACCATAGGTAGACGTACGATTGAGTTCTTCAATCTTAGCCTTGTATTGCGGGTCATCTGTCTTGAGTTTCTTGACGAGTGCATCGTATTGACGCTTCTCAAAACCGCGTTGACGGATAGGTCCAGAGTTAGTCTTATACCACGTTGTGTTCTGCAAAAGATTGATGAATTGGTCTTCATCCATATCATCTTTAGCAGTGGTAGGATCTCCGATAGAGCGAATAAGAAGATTCTTGAGTTCTTCATTGCTTGCAAAGATTTCATCAATACCGCCATATAGCTTGACGGCCTCTGCCATAATTTTTTCAAACGGAGTTGCAGTAGGTGTTGTTGGCATTACTGGCTTTGCAACGCCCATAGATGCCTGGTCACCTGCAACTGCTGCGGCAGGATTGAATCTGCTACCACTAGTAGTTCCTGGTCCAGTTGGCCCGCCAGTAGGAAACTCTGGCATAGTTCCCTTTGTTACTGTTCCACCTTTAGGTCCCTTGACCTCTTTGGTTGTAATAGCAGTTACTGCCTGACCGCTGGTATCCCACTTCTGAGTACCAGATTCCCAGTTACCTGTAACGGTATTGAACTTGGCCTCTTTAGGTACACCTGTTGGACGATTATCTTTACCTACTTCAGCAAGACCTTCTCTAGCAGTATCGCTTTCTTCTTCAAGTTTTCTGATTGCTGCTTCAATAGAACTAGTGTCTTGACCCTTGTCTTTAGCACGAGATAGGTCATCTTGAAGACTCTTGATTCTTGCAGCGTTGCTCTTTAGTTGCTTGTTGTATTTATTACGCTCAGAAGTTTCTTTTTCTGTTGTAGTCTTCTTGAGTGATATAGACTTGTACAGAGCCAAGGAATCATCAACGGCCTGCTTCTTAGCATTACGATCCTTGAGAAGAGTCTGATAGTTTGCAGATGTTCTAGGAGTCTCGTTTAGTAATGACTCAGCCCGCTGGAATGCAAAGCGTGCTACGTTGTAAGCATCGCTAGCCTGCGATACTGTAGTAATTGCTATAGGCGCATCTGCTTGTTCTGGAGCATTTGGCTTAGGTTGTGGGATTTCAGCAACTTGCCTGAACTTGCCATTCTCTACGTAGCCTACAAGGTCACCAGTAAGAGTTGAGTAGACTGCCTGCTTGCCACCCTTGAGGGTGACTGTTGAAGCAGACCACGTATACTTTGGTAACTTATCTGCCATTAGCTAACACCTAGCGCTCTCTTGAAAGCATTGTAAAAACCAAAGACCTTGTTAGCCTTAGCCTCATCAGTCTTGGCAATCTGCTGGAATAGATACTCTTTTGGTGAGAAGGCTGGAGTCACTTCTTGGAATGTTGTTTCACCCTGTGGGGTATATGTAGTCTCAGCAAAACTGCTTGGCTTTGCCAAGCGTGCATTGATTTTTTCAGACCACTTTGCAATTTCATCGGCAGTAGCACCACGACCAGTGTATGAACGGACTACTTCATCGATTGTAGATTCAAGAGTTTCAGGACGGATATTAGTCTTTGTGATGTATTTAGACGCTTTACGTTCTCCACCACCAGTGCCAGCAGAACGCTGACCTAGGAATGTATTGAGGTCAATAGTTCCAGTCTCTAAAGCTGCTGGGTCATTAGTACGAAGATAATTGATTTCAGCACTAAGGTCGCTAGAAGCATCTAGGAAAGCCTGACGTACTGAAGCGTTATATTGGTCAGTAACAGGTGTCTGATAACCAGCGTCCTTGAGTTTCTGTGACAAAGCACGACGCATAGCAGGGGACATCTTGCGGTATTGCTCGACGAGTTGCTTTTGGCTTGAGACAGTGAACTGTGACTGCTTGGCTATACCACCTGCAAGTGGGACTCGTGCGCCCCTTGGGTCTGGCGTTGATGATGTAATGATGCCAGTTCCAGAAGCACGACTAGTCATCGTATAGTTGGACCATCTTGCGGATAGCATTAGCCGCTGGTGAAACTATCTTGGTTTCATCAAGCATTGTTTTGAGATCTTTATAGGCAGCCATACGCTTGACGTTGTTAGCTGCAGAGTTAGCAAACTCTTCTTGCAGAAGCGGTCTGGTCTGCTTGAACTCTCTAGACCAAGCGTCCCAAGCCTCATTGAGTTGCTTGCGCTCGCGGTCGGTTCTGACATTCTGAAGCGCCTCTTCATACTTATCGCGCTGAATGTAATAGAACTGCTTGGACTTTGCTACAAAAGTTTCCTTGAGGAAGTCACCAACGAGTTTAGTCTCGCGGTATCCATTGTCCTTGAGGAACTGGTAGGCCTCCCACGAGAATGTTCCAGACTGTGGTATCAAGAATGCTGCACCTTCTGGATATTTCTTGATAAGTTCGCTGTTGTCGTCGACCCAGTTTGCTGCCGCATTGGATGTCTTGACTCGTGCTTGGAATACAGGGTCAGATTCGTTGATAACATACGGAACTTGCTCTGGGTAATACTTGACCCAATCTGCCATAGCATTTCCAACAGGATCATTGGTATCGCTGTATTGGTCAATCAACTTGGAGAATACTTGCTTGAAGTTGACGCGACCATTATCACGAACCCAGTCAGCCATATCGCTCTTGAGCGTTGTGGTTGGTGATGCTGGCGAAATAAAACCTAGAACGAAACGAGTACCTAGGATTGCTGTAATAGTTGACTTCAACTTCTTCTGGTATTCAATAAGTTCACCAGGAGTTGCTGTTGCTGATGGCGTATGACCGCCTGCCTCTAGATAGGTAACCGCCTTGCGGAAAGCTGAAGCGTATTGACTATCGCGCTCATCCTTGTCAAGGGTAGCGAGAAGACGATTGACGTGGCCTGGCAATGCAGACTGGAAGAACGACTGTCCTTCTCCAATTTCACCAATCGTGTACTGCTCTGTTGATTTGATTTCCTTGGCAACCTTAGCCATTACAGGAATATCAGATTCAGAGAAGAATCCTGCGATGTTATAGATAGTCTTGAGTGTCAGTCCAGAAAGCGGTCCTGAGAATGTGGGTAACCACGAGTCAGGGTTTGCAGACGGTGTAAGCATCTTGAGAGATGAACCGAATTGCAATGGCATTGGCGCTACGAACTTGTCTCCAAGACCAAAGACGTTGAGCATCTTATTGACTGCACCATACGCTGGAGCCAAACCTGGATAGATGAAGTAAGCCTCACCTTGGTCGTCACGTTGAACGAACCCTGAGTGGCTTACGCCTTCGTATGTCAAGGCAATCTTCTGTAGGGCCTCTGGGTTGTACTTGACTGTGCGGTATGCACGGCGGTAAGCATCTTCTGTTGCGCGATAGAAACGTGCAAAGTTACGCATTGACCACGCCATCTGTGTACGAACGGCTGGATTATCTACGAATGCCATCACTCGCTCAATAGCAAGGTTCTGTGACATCTCAATAATCTGCTGAGTCGCAGCCTTTTCGCCTACCTTCTTCGATAGGTCATCAAGGAATGGTTGAAGATCCTTGCGAATATCAAAAGCAGCATCAAGAACTAACTGGTCACGTGACAAACGTGCGTTTGCATCTCCAAGCCAGTCCCATAGACGGGTGTTCAAGTCAGAAATAATGTTTTTTGACTGTGTTGCTGGTATGAAAAGCGGTCCAGTAATGGTCGCTGGTACATCTGCACGACCCTTTGGTAGCCATTCAAGGCTAAACTCTTTCATATTGATAGCGTAATCGCCATCATCCTTGAGAGTTACAAGTTTATTTAGTAGGTCATCGTTGATACTGCCATCTGCTTTACCAAGCATCGTAGCCAAATCATCATAGATGACTGCTGCGTGCTGTTGAGATGTGTATGTTTCATCAACGTAGCGGTCAAAGCGCGGCTTCAAACTAGCAATTTTCGGGTCTGTATCAATTATCTTAGCAAAAGCGTTGATGAAGCCTGTGCGGTCACCTTTATACTCAGCAAGAAGTTTCAATCCTGCAGAGCCAATCTCATCATTTGCCTTGGCTGCAATCTGGAAAGCCCAAGCAAGACGACCTTCTTGACTTAGTGGTGAAAGTTCCGTAAAGGAACCGTACGCACGCTTGTAAGCCTCGCCATCTACCTCAAAATCTACGACCTTACCGTGCTTACGGCTGAGGCGCTTTGCGCGAGAAAAGAAATCATTACCAGCATTGAGGTTGTACGCGCCTTCAGATGCACCTTTGAGAAGGTTCTCGTAGTCGCCATACATTGCAAACTCATAGGCATAGCGGTCAAAGTCGCTACCAAACTTACCCATCTGGGCATCGTTGAAGTTTTCACGAAGTAAGGCTTCTGCCATTACCTTGCGCTTGGCTTCTTCCTTCTTGGCAGGTGATTTGAATACATCATCTACCTTATCCCAAGTCTTAGTTGTCGCATTCCAGCGTAGCTCAGATCCGCTATCAATAGCGTTCATACGAGCCAATAGATTGTCTTTGTCCTTGGCTTTTGCATAACGGTTGAGAACTGCAAAGTTCAAATCTTCACTAGCCTGAATGACTTTCTTTGCAACACCTCTTGCCTTGACGATATCTTTCGCACTGCGAATTACGCCTCGTCCGTTAGCAAGACCGAATAAATAATCTTCGATTGCGTTACGTAGCGGGAATCGAGGACCTGCAAGAGTACCTGTTACGAATGTAGATACTGCATCATCTGCAGCCTTGGAGTATTGCATACCCCAGGCCTTTGCTAAGAACCCATCACGAGCGCCAAACTTATCTAACTGCTCTGGTGTAATAAATGCTAGGCGATCATTGAGCTGATAAGCATAGGCAGCAGAATCAACACCATTGATTTGTGATGGAATAACTCCATCTGGATTATCTGGCGTAATAGCGCGGTTAGTATAGACAGCATCGCGTCCTACTGCACCGAGAGATTCTAGAAGTTTGCGTCCACCTTGTGTGCCGCGTAGTCCACGTAGTTCACCTACAGCAGACTGTAGACCAATAAACATCTCACGACGCTGACCGATATTGGCCTGCTTGTAAGCATCGCCAAGGATACGGCTTGAGTAACGTCCATATACAAGACGTGCGTAACGCTCAAAGGCTAGCGCTGACTTCTCTGATGCGAAGTTGCCTAGTTCATCCATATCTGGAATGAGAGCAAACTTACGAGTAAAATTATCTAGACGCTTATTGATTCCAGCGATAGAGAAACGAGCAAGTTTCTGCTCTGATTCTGCCTTGGTAATGCGTTCAGCAGTTCTAGCACCTGCTGCAACAGCAGACTCGCCTTCACGTCCAAGAAGAGAACGACGTGCGGCCTCTAGGCTTGAGATGCCTTGGGCATCTGCCTCGTCAAATACGATGTTACGCAAGAAGTTTGCAGAGTCTGTATTTAGATCAAAGACTGCTCCAGCTTTGTCATAGACCGCAAGTTTAGCCTTGCGTGCTGGTGACAAGATAGGCATAACCTTGGTTCTAAAACCAGGCTGTCCATAGAAAATTGGCTCAATACGCTGGGCGTTAGAGAGAAAAGCCTTAGCAGTGTTGACATCAAGGATTCCGCCAAAGTCTTCGTTAGCAAACTTGATGAGAGCGCTGTCTACGCCATTCTCAGCAAAGGCTGGATTGAGAGCGCGTAGGCGACCTGTTGCTTGCCCAATCTTTTCTGCGTTATTAGCAATGCGAGCGTCGCGCAAATCTTTTGTAGTCTTTGTAAACTCTGTCCAGAAGTTCTCAATGTTTCTATTCTTGAAGGCATCTTCTACCTTCTCAGCAGTACCGACCGTCTTATCAAGAGCATACTTCATACCTAGATAACCCTTGCGAGCTTTACCAAGTAAAATGGTTGGGTCTAAAACAATACGGAATGCGGCATCTGTAGTGCCTGAAATCCAAGAATAAAGTCCAGACTTACCCTCTAAGTCATCTGGCAAGAACGCATTAGCAACTTGACGACCTGGAGAATACTTAGCAGCATTGACTTTTGCTACTGCTTCTTCTGTAAGTTTGTCGCCTTCTTTAGAACCAGCGGCAAATGCAAGGGCCTTCTCATTCTCAGTCTGTGCTTCACGAATGATTTGGTCTAGCGGAATGCCTGCAGAAATCTTCTTAGCGATATTTGTACGGTCACGACCGTAAGTCTTCTCAACTTTTTCAATTCTGCCAGGGTTGAATACCTGCTCACCATTGGCACCAGAACGCTGAAACGCATCTCCAAGATCTACGCCTTCGGAAATACCGATAGCACCAACACGATACGCACGCGTTACTTGGTCTGATGCCCACCCTGCTGCCTTGAATACAGCCTTGATTGGTTCTACAACAGGACGCGAGATGATGTATGCGGCTTGACCGATAAATCCACGCTTGGGATCTGTGTCATCAATACCACCAAAGAAATCTGCCTGTGCCTTTTGTTGGTCAATAGGCAACTGATTATATTCAGCAGCACCAACAGATGGCGGCAGGTTATTGAGCCGCACGTGCTGTGAGTACATATCTGTAAGCGAGTTGATTTTCTGAGTCTGTTGAGGAGTCAGATTTGCTCGCTTAGCAGCTTGATATATATTTCCCTTATTGATGTTTTGGGACATTACAATCCTCTAGCTACGGCCTGCTCGTATAAAGCAGCAATTTCTCCATTGGTATCGTATTGAACCATTGTGGCAAGGATGGATGAAAGCGATTCTGTTTGTTGTGGAATCCCAAGAACCTCTGGTCCAGGACCAGGGCCTTGTGCAATACCAGATGTCACAGGTTCATCTTGACGTTGCGATGGAGCGTAAAGCTCTGTTATTGGTTCACGTGTTGCAGCTTCACGTACTTGCGAGGATGGCATACCGCGAACATCTGGTGTCTTTGCAAGAGGCTGTGCTTCTCTGAGCATCTTATCCTCAATACCTTGACCATAGTAATCTGATTGGAAGTTGAGTTGATCTGTACGTGTGGAAAATGGCCCAGGACCTGCCACTCCAGCCAGTGGATTTACTGGTTGTTCAGCCATTACCGTCCTCCATCTTCTCTAAATCTGATGTGAATTGTTCCCATACTCTGGAAACTTTTGTTTTTCTATTTGCGTTATACACTGCTAAATCTAAAAGTTCTGAGGCGAGCATCTCTATGGCTCGCGTTATATTTACAAAGAAACCTGATAAAACTACAAGAAAATCTGCGGGAGTAACAGAGCGTGGTACGTAATCTTCTTCGTTATCCACGCTCTGTCCTCTCTAAATTACACTAAGCCTTCTTGCCTTTACGAGCCTTAGCTGCATAACCAAAGTCGGACGAGAGCCAGCAGCAGGGGCCGCACCCATTTGTTCTGGAGTTGGCTGCGAGGCAGGAACGGGGGCCATACCTGCTGCTGGAACTTCTGCGCCCATTGGCACTTCTGGTTGTGGTTCTGGTGCAAAGACCTTCTCCACAATAGTCTCTAGTTGTAAACCTTTTTGACGGCCCTTGATTACTTCGGCGATTCGGGAAACGATCTGAGAAGGATCTTGACCTTGTGCTGCAATCGCTGGAATTGCCTGGGCGTACTGAGCAACAGCAACACGGAGAGAATCGCGCATCTCTTCAATATCCACACGCTGTTCTTCTTGAGTGACATTTAGCTCCATTGGGATTTCGCGGCGTACATAATCACGTGATACAAGTTTATCGCTACGCATCTGTAGCAAAGCAATGATGGCGTTGTTTGGATTCATACCAGACATAATGCCGTAACGAACATCTACGCCGTACTCACCAGCAATAGCTCGACTTGGTACATACTTCATATTGAATGGCGTACCGTCATCTACACCTTTGATTTCCTTGGTCATATTGCCAAAGATTTTCTCATCTGTTTCAAAGCAGAGAGAAACAAGTTCAGTAAAGAGGCGTGCAAACTGTGCTTGCGCTGCACGTACTTGTGTATCAAAGCCAGCCTGAAGTGCTTGAACTCCACGACCTGTAATGATTGATGCGTCGATGTTACCTGAGCGTACCTCTGGATAACGAGCACCTAGACGTAGTTCACGCTCTAGTACGCCAGATTCTGTAAAGACTCCGTTAGGAAGTTCTAGTGGAACACGGCGGATTGCCTGTGGATTAGCAGAACGCATAATCGCATCAGGGCCGAGTGCAAGTTCTTGTACATCTTGCGGAATAGCAATAGGAGCCTGAATGGATTTCTCTGCTGCTTGGATTTGCAATACTGCAAAGCGAGCACGAGCAAGTTGTACAGCCAAGATATCATCAAACTGACCGCGTGCTTCTCCATCAATAGATGAACGAACAGCCACACGTGCCATACATTTGCCAGTTGGGTTTGGCAAGTTAGATAAAACTAAGTTCTCACGATCTGGCAAGAAGACAACATCTTGGTCTTTGTCGTGGTAACGAACCATTGAGATATAAGGGCTGCCCATTGTGAAGGAAGTTCTAGGCATAATCTGAGATGCAAACTCTGGATACTGCGATGCCAATGTTTCAGCATCGGTCTGGATAACCTGAGTCAAAGAAATCGTACGACCGAATCTGTCAATCTCTGGGTAAACGCCAAATGGATTGAGCAAGCGGATACGTGGGTTGTTTGTCTCGTAATCCATCTCTACGATTGCTGGCAACATACCGTAGGTATTGAACCAGTCAGCACCGTTGTACATCTGAATCTGTAGTTCAGAACCTGAGATGTAATAGTTAGCGATACGAGTTCTAGTATCTGCAGCCTTGCGTGCGCTATCGGAAACCATATTGGTGGCAGCGCAGTTGAAGGATGGAAGCGGAGCCATAACCTCAGCGAGGTCACGAGCTGCTACGTCAACGAAGTTAGCAACGAGAGGCTTGGGATATTCCTCTGAGAACATCGCAGGATAAACCTTGCTAATGTCACCTTGACGTACTGATAGCACGTCGCGCATACGCTGGTCGCGGGCAGCATACTTCGTTTGAAGACGCGATACCTTAGCGACTACCTCTTTGACTGTAAGCACTTGGTTCTCCTAGATGAACTGTCTGTCTTTTTCAGCAAGCAGTTCATCGATATTGATGACCATTCGCTTGCCTTTTTCATAACGTGATAAAAATGGATTCTTGAGATGGTGTGTCTGGTGAATGCCTTGGTTGAGCCACTCACGTACTTTGATTTCACAGAACCAGAGAGCCATCACCATATCGGTCTTACCTTTGGTCGTAGGCGACCAGGTAATAAGTTGTTCTATGAGGCTCTTGATATTCTCTGTCTGATCTGATGGTAGGTGCATCAGATTATCTCGATGATGCTTTCCATCAGGTTGCTTAGTTCCAAAGAGGGTGGACATAGAAGCCACACCAAAGCCTGCATCCCACTTGTTATTACCAGTGTGGTGCTCTCTTAGGACAGTTCCTTTGGATGCAAGGAATTGTCTAATTCCCTCATCTTGCGTGAGAAAAGATTGAAAGGCGTTACGCTCCACGATCCATTCCGATGGTGCATATACGTTAGTCCAATCGGTAATGAGCTGTCTGATTTGTGCAGGCGTAGGACGCGTAATCTTGATAGCGTCCACAATGTAGCGCTTATGAGATGTCCGATCAACCGCATAACAAACTGCCGCTGTGTCTCCGACCATTGCTGGGTCCAATCCACAAACAAAACTGAAACCGTTGAGGTCTTTGGGATGACCTGGACTGCCAGGCACCAATCGACCTGCTTTTCGCATTCCATCGATAGAGCCTTTCACGCAGACAGGATCAAAGATTGCATCATCAGATATATCTTGCTGCTGATAAATCAATGCCCACGTAGATGCGTCCATAGCTTGACGCTCGTTATAGAGGTTACGTCCAGACCAGCGAGGCCAGAGGCCTTCTTCGGTCTTCTGTTCTTCAGGTTGTCCATCAAAGGGTTGATCTGAGTAAGGCCAGAGGGTAACCCATTTCTCAGGGTCTTCGTTGGGTTCTAATAGGGCTGGCATCGCTAGATAGGTCCAAGGCACGAGGCCGCCTGGGTATCTATCGGGATTGCGTAATTCTTTGTATAAATCTACTGCAGCTACGCGGGTACCGATAACGATGAGCTTGCCTGTCGGGTTGAGACGGGAGCGTACATCTTGGGTAAGCCACTTGATCTGTCGTTCAAAGTC